GAATAAGTATCAGTTAGTTGATATGTTTCTACTTCAGCCATCCAGCTACTATTAACAGCATCTTGCACCCAGCTTAATGTAAGTGGATTGGCAGGTAATAATAGTTGGCTGCTGATATTATCGCCGCCTTTAGTTTTTTGTGCGCCACGGTAAACAAACGGCAATAGATTCCAGTTCTGCCCATCGAATGAAACGGCACCTTCTGTAAAAAAATTCTGCCATCGTTGCACTGCACCTGTTGGCGCTGTAAAAGTAACAAAATTACCGATTACAAATAAACTCATCTTAAACCTACTTGTCTGCGGTAAGCAGGTGAATTACGCATCTGTGATGATACCTGAGCAGCACCAGCTTTAGCGCCTGCGGTAGTAGCACGTTTTTCTGTTGCCATCATCGCTGCTTGCAACTGGTCAGTGCTGACATAATCCTGCCCCAGGAACCTTGTAGTTTCAAAGCTCATTGATAGTACAGGAGTTGCTGCCTCGCCATCGCCCATTGCATCGCTGCCGCTACTGCCACCGCCACTACCACCGCCTTGGCGTTGATAACGCGCCATTGCTGCTGCCGTAGCGTCTGCTGGAACGATAGTGCCCGAGGTACGTGGCACGAATAGCTCAGGGCCTTTCTCGCCGACCATGTAGGTGCTGTTGCTGCTTACTGGGCCACCAGCAGCTTTGTAAAAAGACTTACCTGGCAGGAAGCTGGTGAAGTCACCACCACCTAGACCACCTGACGCAGTACCAAAAGCACCTCCTTCAAAAGAATCAAAGCCACCACCATCTCCAAAAGAAGGTAAGCCTCCGCTGCCGCCACCACCAAATAATCCGGCTAGTGACTTTGCTATTGCGATTGCGGTGTAAGTGGCAATCATCTTTGCACCTTCTTGGATTAATATTTGCCCAATGCTTTTTAAGAAATCAGAGAATATTTGTTGTGCATTTGCGGTGCCTTCGACTAACCCTTGGATGCCAGAACTTAGTGAATTACCTATAGCATCGCCAATGCCTTGCGATACCGTTACCGCAACACCCTCAAGGTTTTGCAGCTCAGCACTCCCCTGTTTAATAAATTCTTGCAAGGGGCTTACTGATATTACCAAACCTTTTGTTGCCGCTACCGCAGCATCAATTCCTTGAATTTGTTGATTTATTGACAATAGCAACTTATCTCTATTTTCAAGATCCACTTTGCTAAGATTGTTTAATTCTACGTTTGCATTAATTTCGTCTCGCAATCCTATAAGTCCTTCTTTTCTTTTCTCGCCACTTTTTTCAATTTGCAAATACTCTTGAGCCATTGCTGGCAACGTGCCGCTGTCGATCATTTTATTTATTCTTCCTCTATCTTTTAGCTGCTCTCCGAGTAATATTTTTTGGTCGTCTAAAGGCTTTAAAATATTGTCTTGTATTTTTTGATATTCAATTAAACTTTTTTTGTTTGCCTTGTTTAATTGTTGAGTGTTTTCTGCTTCTTGTGTTCTACCTAGACCTTGGCTTGCGGTTTCCACCCTACGAAATGGTGAGACAGCAATTCGGGTTGCACTTGCTGGTATGACCATACCCACACCAGCAGCAGCGCTGTTGGCCAATTGGTTGGGCTGGTCGTTAGGTTTACGAATAAATTGCTGGATTTGTGATCGAGGCGCTTGAGTAGGTGGTGGCAACACTACGTCAGGTGCTGGCGTTAAATCTTCTGGGGCAAGGCCGAGTTTTGCTCGATAGAATGTTCGAGCAAAGATTTTCATCTCAGCACCCAAGCCTTTTACAAAATAATCTGTGCCAGCCTGTAAAGATTTTTGTACGGAATCACCAGCTTTTTCAATAATATTACCGCTTTGTCTTGTGTAATTTAATTGAATGCGGCCAACTTCTTCTGCATTTGTTTTTTTAAAATTTTCTAATGTTTTTTGACGTTGTTGAGCTTCATCTTCTCTTGTGCGTTGTAATTGAGTTACTTCTCTTTGTAAATTGCGAGTGACTTCGCCTGCAGCTTTTGATACTTCAAGCGAGTCAGTGCTTTGACCAGCTTCTCTTAATTGAATTAATTTTGAGCCAAATTGAAAATCTTCTTGAGAGTATTGAGTCTCTTTTCTTGCATCTTGAAGGTCGCGTTCAGCTTTTAAACGTTGATCTGTAATTTGACGTTCCAAATCAAGAGCGCGTTGTATTTGCTTTTGCCTTAAGTCCGCTAAATCATTAATTGTTTTTTGTTCTAGCTCACGTAGTGAAATTAAAGCTTTCTCGCGAGCACTTGTAACTTTACGATCTTCTTCTAATTTCTTTTGTAATTTAACTTCGTCTACTGCTGCTCCTGTTTGTTTAGCTGTTTCTAGATTAAGCAATCTTTCAGCTTTCAATGCTTTCATTGATTTTTGAATAGATTCTTCATCTTTTTGATTTATTAATCCAAATAAAGCTGCAACCGGCGTTGAATCTCCATATAAAAACCCTTTGCCCGCCTGCCGAGCATTAATTAATTCTGAGTTTTTCTCAGCAATTTGCCTGTCAAGTTGCTTTAACCTTTCACTTGCTAGCTGCTTTGGCGCATCAATTAAATTGGCAAGAGATTCTAAAGCCGGAGCTAATCCTTTTACAATCTCTGCTCCTAAACTTTGAAATGCAGCGCCAATGGGTTGCGTTAATTGACCAACTACTTTGGTTATTTTGTCCAATTCAAGGGCTAATCTTGCGCCTGCATTCTGTGGTGCTTGTGCAATAATTTCTGCTGTTTTGCCATATCTTTTGAATAATTCTTTAGAGAATTTCTCAAAATCTTCCAGCGTAACTTTCCCATCCTCTAACGCTTTGTCTAATTCCTGTGGGGTTTTACCTATAGAGGAAGCAAAAATTGTAAATGCACCTGGCAATCTTTCACCAATTTGCTGCCTTAATTCTTCCGCTGATACTTTACCTTTACTAAATACTTGGGCAGTGGCTCTCAGTGAAGCATTTAAATCTTCTATCGATCCGCCAGTAGCAAGAGTCGCAGCCGATATACCTTTAAATACTGTTTCCGTTACTTTACTTTGCATACCAGCGCCCACAACGCTTGCTTGCAATTTGGTATATTGCTGAGTTGTGTCTTTGAGTGGTATTAAGAATTGATTGCTAAGTCTAGTAATAGAGCTAAGATTTTTTTCAAAATCAGCTTGATCTTTACTAACACCAGATAATGCAATTTGTAATTTGGATAATTCAGCAACATACTCACCAGTAGCACCTAGTGCCTGTCGCGCCATTCCAGCTTGAGCGCCAATAGCGCCGCCAACTGCGGCACCCATGGGCCCGCCGACTGCGGCACCAATACCAGCGCCAACAACGCCTTCGGGGCCGCCAAATACCCCAGCCGCGGCTATAGTGCCAACCGTTTGCGCTGCACCAGCAAGCCTTCCGCCACGGCTTCTTGTGCCTTGGGCTTTTGCTAGCTGCGCATCAAGTCGTGCGGCCTCTGCAGTTGCTTGCTTAAATTCTTTGCTTGCTATATCAACACTGCCAGCTAACTCGCGCCAAGAAGCAGAATAATCTTTTATATTTTTTGTGCTTTGTACAGTTGTTGCTTGTACTTGCTTTAATTCCGCAGCAAGAGTCTGAAATTTAGTGCTTGATAATGTTGCCTTATTAGCAAGATCATTAAGCTTTATGCCTAAATCCGCTAAAACTTTATCGCCCTCAGCCCTGATGCGAAGCCTGATTTCAGAGGTGACGGTGCTCATTTGTTTTTACTGTTCATTGCGGATAGGGCTGCTATTTCCATAAGCTGCACCCCTTCAAACATTGCGACTAGGTCTTTTACTGCATACAGCTTACATAGCCATTCTAAGCTTTGGTAGTTGAATCCAGTTGCGCCGCTAAACCCGCTAACCCACTGCGTACTCATACGCAGAAACATTATGACGATGTCCCAGTTTTCTTCCCATACCTCAAAATCTTTTGATTGATTACGAAGTTGCATTTTTGCAATAGCGTCAGGCATCATGCCTAACGCTTTTAAATCGTCTTCAGTTTCCTCTTCGCCTGCTGTAGCAACGCCGCACCAATAAAGCGCGGCGTCTTTTAGTTTTTTGCTGGCTCCCCTAGAACGCTATCTGAATATGCTCTAATTACTGCTTTTACAAAACAAGAATCATCGCATAGATCTTTTCTTGCCTTTTGACTAAATGGAATATCTTTGCCATCTTCGTCTTTTATGCCGTCCCAGCCTTCAAGAATGCCATCAATAAAAGCATCATCGCCTTTATCAACCAACAAATTAAAAGCTGTGCGGCCTAACTTTTTGAAGACGGCATCAAACGTTTGTTTTTCAAATTTGCCGCCATCAACTGGCGTCTCAACTTTGACAGGCCACTTATAAGAAGCAGCCTTTTTGAGAATAAATGCCATGAAATTTAGGTGTAGGCGAGTGTAAATTCGTCGTTACCTGAAGTGCCAGGCACCAAGGTGAACGGCAAGTTTAGCATAACAATACCGCTGTCTTCTGAGTAAGCAGGAGCGCCAAGGCTTATTGCATTAGCCGCCGAAGCAAGCGTAACAATGTTGCCGGCAGTTGCGCCATGCACGATTGACAAGTTTCCTGTAGTTGATGCAACTGCATCAGCAAAGAAATCATGACTTGCCAGAGTTGGCATTTCAATCATCAAGGTGCCGCTGCCAGACCGGTTTACGATCAGAACTTCCTTATCGCTATTAATCAATTCACGGTAAACAACTTCATTGCCAATATCAAGCTGACAGCTTTGCAAAGGCAAATCGGTTTCGCTGAATAATGTAAATGCAGTGGTGTTTGTATCGTTAAAAATTCTTGGCGTTGCTTGGTTTGTGAAAGTTGGAGTTGGGTCTGCTGTATCGGTAGGTGCTACATACTGCCCGGTCATCGTAAAGTTGATAACTGGGATTTGGTTAGCCGTTAGGTTTAATGAGTAGGTTCCACGGGCACCAGTCACCTTATGGCGTACGCCATCGGTTGAGTAGTACATTGTTACAGAGCTGAAGCTTGTCGATACTGGCGCATAAGTCACGCTTGTGGAAGCAACAACAGTTTCGCTAAAGCCGCAAGCCTTAAGCAAAGATCCGTATCGTGGAGCTGTACCGGCGGTGCCAGAGCCTGAATATTCAACCTCAAATGTCACTTGGACGCGATTGTTTGCAATCAACTGAGGTGATGCGCCTAAATATGGGCGGATTAAATCGCGGCTTACTATGTCAGATTGAACAGGTGTAACCTCCAAGTTGCGCACTTGGCAAGCGTCAGAGCCAACAGGAGTTGAATCTGTGCCGTAGGTTGATTCAGCCTTGATCAGGACTGTCCTTTTCCGGTAAAGCTTTGCCATTTGGAGTTGTTCCTTGGAGAGCGGTTTCTTCTAACAGTGTAAGGCTGCCTGTCAAAGGATCAAAAAGATATGTCCCTCCGACACCAGGGTTGGGAACAGGCTTGAGCGTTTGTGTTTTCTCAATCATTTTAGCTCGCGGAAGTGAGATTGGTTCGGCCAGAACGATACCTTATCAAAAAGTCCATACTTATAATACCAAGCGGCACATCAGCTTCAAACAAACTAAATTCTACGCGATCTGGGTCAATATCTAACGCATACCCATTAACGCTTGGATCGCTCATGATTAAATTATGCACTTGTTGCGAATACACATCTGAGGCGTCATCTGGTGTATCTGCTCGCACGATCACAGTGACCCTAACCCGCAACATCCATTGCAAGACAGTAGGGAAGACCTCTGCTGGCTGGTCTGTAACCGGCTCCAAGATTATTGCTGGTGCCTCGCCGCGAGCCAGTGGCTCTACCCGGCTGCGGTAGCAGGTGGCACCTGTGATTGCATCAAGGTTTGTTTTTAGCCTTGCAAGAATCAATTCGCGGCGTGTATCGGCCATTGCTACACCTTGCTAAGCAATAGTTCAGAGAATAACCCGTCATCAATTGGTCGGTTTTCGCGTACCGTGTAAGACGCGGCGGCAACAGTAATAGCAGTACCGCGAACGGCGGCACTGACATCAGAAGTTTTTGCTAATAGCAAATACTCCCTAGACAATGCCATACCGCCAGCAATCAAATCCATTGGGGAGTCCAATACGCCGACAAAACTTGCACCCGCACCAATCTGGCAAGTAACGCCAAACTCGTTTGTGTTCAAAAATGCCAGCGTATCAGATATCGCCATGGGGGTTAGTTACCGTACTTCTTGCCGTAAAGCAAGGTCACGGAAGCAACAAAGGATGGTGAGCTTGTGCCACCAATAGTTGCTACAGCGCGAACATAACGTTGAACGTCATTACTGTTGATCGTTAACTTTTGCTGTGATGCAGTAGATGTAACTTGGGTGAAAGTTGCACCGGTAACATCAGTAAATGTGCTGTTGTCAGCAGAATCTTGAATTTTCACGTTGTAGGTGGGGCTGGTGCCCGCGCCTGCTGCCGCGCAATCAAGAATTACAACTGCTTCGCCTTCAGCGTCAGTGGATCCTTGCAGATCAACGCCAGTGCCGTTAGCTGTCGCTGTGCGGGCTAATGCAGGAAGCAGGCTCGCTAGATAAGTCTTGGATCCGAGGTTGTGAATCATTAGCTTTTCTCCGTTTTGGGATTGGGTTGGTAGGTAGCGGATCAGGCTCAGTCGTAACAATTACTTCCTGTGGAAGAGGAGCAGCAATAGCTTTCTTGATGCCGATTAAGAGCAAAGCTGATCTTGAATCGGTTTCAACGAAATCACCAACCTTCACCTGTTGCAGGTCAACAATAGTGTTCCGCAGAATCTCAATACGCATTGCTACTCCTCAGTTATCAGGACAGTTTGCAGATGGACTCAGGATGACGAATTGCGATGTCGTAGTCCTGCATGGCAACCACACGAACGGTGCCGGAAGCTGATCCGGTGTAAGGGTCAACCATGATGTCTAGGCCACTCCAGAAGCCCATCAGGATGTCGCTGAAGTTAGCGAAAATCGCGGTGGAGTTTGGCATTGAGTTGGATACATAAGCTGAGTAACCATTGATGGTGTTGTCAGCTTCGTAAACAAATACGCCGTTGGTGGTGGTAGCTTTTTCGGTAGTCTTCAGAGTTCCGCGTAATGCAGAGTTCATCAGATAACCAAGGCTGCCCAGCAATGCGTTATCGGTGCTAAGACTTGCCTCAGCATTTACATAGTCGCTGAAAGCAGCAACGCCTGACTCAGTGTTAATACCAGTGACATTCAGAATGCCTAGTGGATAAGAGCCGGTGCCGGTGCCGTTAATCGCTTGGTTCTCTACCTCAATAGCAATGCTTTGAGCTAGATCGCGACGGATAAGGTTCTCAATGTCGATGCTGGATTGCAGCAACAGGCGACGCGAATAATCGGTGAGAGCACCAATTGTGCGTGGCTGCATTGTTACCTGATCAACTGTTAAAGCTGATTCGGTGATGCTGCTGGATTCTGCAACGTGGTAAACAGTTGCACCGCCTGATTGACGTGGAAGGGCAACCATGCCCTGCAGGCCAGTCATGATTGTTGCGCCAGCACCTTGCAGTACTAAAGCTTTACGCAGCAGATCGATGAAGCTTTCGCTCATCAGCTCAGTTGCGACCAGATCGCCACCAGCGGATGCGCTACCTACGGTTAGATCGCGGCGGCCATAGCCGAGTACATCAGCGGGGATCAGGATGCCACGGGCTTCCTTGCCAGACTGCTTTTGTGCAGCGCGGCTAACTTCAATTTCAAATGCAGCAGCTCTTTGCGCCTCAGGGCTATTGGGATGAGCCATTGCATTGAGAGCGCGAACAAAGGAGAAGTTACGCTTCTCTTTTTCGTTCAAGCCAATTTCTGCGTCAGAAGGATTCAAAGGCTTTTCTTGTACGCCCATTTTCTCAAGAAGTGCAGAACGCAACTCTTCAAGGCCACGGGAGTTAGCAATAAACTCTGAAGCCATTTCCATGTTCTTGGTGCGTTGCCCAAGAGCAATCATCTCGGCGGCTTCCTTTGCTTTGGCCTGAGCGGCCTCAGCGCGGACAGCCTCAAGGTTGAGGGTTTGATCCACTGTTGTTACTCCGGTAGGTTGTTTTTGAACGGCTGAGGCCGCTTCCGTGACTTCTTTATGATAGAAGGCACGGCCTATGCCAACTGATTCATCCGCAGGCACCGTCACGAGAGAAAGTTCGAAGGGTTGGAATCCAGTTGCGCGATAAGTCACAGGTGAGGTTGACTCATCAGTTTCCATCTGCGTAATCTTATAACCAAAACTTACATTACGCATAATCCCATCTTTTATTAATTCTTGCATTTCACGGCCAAGCTCGTTGTTGGCGAGCTTTACTTTTGCATAAGCTCTTTTGTTTTTGATATACGCCTTTTGCACTACACCAATAATGCGATCTGCGTCGTGTTGATAAAGCAGTGGTGCACCATCGTTCAACCTGCTTAAATCCATGGATTTCTCATCCATGCTTAGCACTTCCATGCCATAGTAACGTTCTACTGGCTTTTCGCTGCCAAAAGGAAACTCAAGAGTGCGGTCATCTTCATCCGCCATCTTAAATTCAGTACTCACAGAGCGAGTTACTGCATTGCCATCAAAGAATCGCAATGCTGCAATTTTGCTTAGTGTTGAGAATTTATGCCCTACCAGGCGATCAGTTTCTTCATAGCCATCATCGCCTTGGCGGTAGATACGAATTAAGGCCGCTGGATCTTCTTCTGTTGCGGTGATGCTAAAAGAAGAATCGGGGACTTCAAGGGTGCCATCTCTAAGAATGCGTGTGATTTTGCCGCGAGCAGTTCCGCCGCTGCTGCCCCACTCAACAAAATCGCCGGTTTTTAATCCGTTAGGTTCTGCGCGATCTTCTGTTGCATCATCCATTGTAAGATCCTCTGCGGTTGGCTCCATGCCGCTCATGTTACCCGACTCTTCCATTAGCTTGCATCCTCCTCGGATTCCTCTTCTTCTTCTTCTGCCTCGTGCTCTAGCGGATGTTCTGTTGGCGGGTTAGGCACAGGTTGCGAGATGCCGTTACTTGAAACTTGCGAAGGGTCTGTATCTAATACGATGCCAAACTCATCAGCTACAGCTAGTTCATGCTGTCGTTGCCGCATTTGATCCTCAAAGTCACCGCCATGCAGTGCTATCACTTGCGATAACGTCATAATCCCGCTGCGGATCAAATCTTTATACGCAGCAGCTTCTTTTTGCGGATCAACAAACTGCGCTGCAGGTGCAATCCACTTGTTTGCGTAATAACGCTCTGGGTTGCTGTCAAATCCAGGTAGATCCAACACACCACTCATTACTGCCATATCCATCCACTTCTCATACACCATCTCGCATAAGGACTCAATCAAATACTGCTGTAAAGTTTTGTAATGCGCTCTGGTTTCTATTAGCTCAAGCCGAGATGAGCTGTAATTGCTTTGCGAAAAGTCACTTGATACCTGTGTATAAGAACAACCAATGCCAGCCGCTACAGCACGAAGCATTTGCTGAACAAATGGTGTAAATGCATCGTCAGGGCGGTTAGGTGTAAAGAATTGCATCTCCTCCCCTGGGGCCAATCGCCTTATGCTTCCAGGCGAGAAATCAAGCACTGACTCGTTATCTTGGGTGCCATCTTCAAACAGTTCTTGGTCAGGTGTCTTTACAAATCCCATCATGCTGCTGCTGGCGCGAGCAGCTACAATCTCGGCCTCCTCATAGCCACTGAGGTTGCGCAAGCGCAAGATTGCTGATGCAAATGCACTGATGCCTCTTGTCTGGCCAGGGCGTTCAATCAGATACAAATGCAGAACATCTTCTGCAGGAATACGAACGCGCTTCCTAACTGCTTTTTGCGCATAGCTGAATAAATAATCACCAGGGTGGTAATCATAGAAGTGGTAAGCAACAGGGCGCCCCCACTTATCTATTTCAACACCCATTCTCACCTCATTGCCATTCTTCTCAATGCCGCTATAGTCATCATCCAGTAGATCCGATTCAATCACCTCAAGGCCCAATGGCACTTTGCTGCCGCCAAAAGGTTGTTTTACGAACCTAATAAATACTTCGCCAGATTCCAGTACTGATGCAATAGCTAACCGCTGGATGTCATACCAGCTTAATTTGCCTGCAGTGTTACATCGCTTGGCAGAACCCCAATAAGACCATTCTTGCTCAATCCTGCTATTAATGTCTTCCGCTAGTCTCCCCCCGCGTTGCATCCTTACCTGCGCTTGCATCTTGATGCCAGTGCCCACCACGTTATTCCGTACAGCACGAAGCGCAGATCTTGCAAAATCAGAATCTCGTACCAGTTGCCTAGCACGATTACGCAGAACCCTTATCCCGCCGCGAATTTCGCTATCGGCAGAAGTTGCTTGGCTAATCCAGTCAGAAGTTAATCTATTGTTTTGCGCAGCAGCATACGCTCGCTTCAGCAGCACATTCTTTTTGCCTGCTTCTTGTAACTGGCGCTTTAAAACGTTAGTGCGGCCAAATCCAAAAATTGCCATTAGACAAACCTCACTTTTGCTAAGCCTGGATTACCAAGACCTTGCCTAATCTTCTCAGCCTTACGTTCCATCGCGACCTCATTCCTTAAACTGTCGCGCAATTGTAATAGCTCTATCATTTTATATCGCTTCAACATACGGCCACCAATCTGGTATTCCTGCACCATTCCGCCTTCCGCTAATGTCCGTATCGCGGTTTCTACAAAGCCCAGGTCAATCTCAGCCCTGCTGCGATCATCAAAGGCTCCAGGTGCACCCGCATATTTAGCTGATGCTTTAACCGTAAACTGCCCACGACCAGCCGTAAATTGCAGAGTGCTATAAGTCGCAACCGCTTGCCATGTCCATACACCAACATCAAAGCCTGCTGTTGTTGCTGCTGGTACTGTTACGCGCCATCCACCACCTTCTGCTGTACCAACAACAGTTGTGCCTTCACTGGCAGTGTTAAACCTGGCGTACCACGTCAATGTATAAGTGCCACTGTTAATCGCAGTGCCAATCGCATCACTAAAAGCAGGCACGTCAAATGCAAACGTGTCGCCCACATAGATAAGGCTTGGGACAAGAATACTCACCAGCTTGTCACGAACGAAGAAGCTTGCCTTCCCATTCTACGCTGCGGCGGTCGATATCCCAATTCTACCGGTTTAGGTGCTGCTGGTTCCTTTGTATTCAGCACCCGCTCAAATTGTTCGAACACCGTATTTCGGTTGAATCGCATATATAAAAAGTGCAGCGCTGCATAGCTATAAACAAAACAATCCAATGCCTCATTACGATCTCCTGCCTTCTTTTTCCATTCACGTACAGCAAACCCCTTCACATATCGCACCACTTGCCGTTCTGCTGTTACCTGTTTGAAGTATTCCTGCCCTGCTTCCGCATGGAAATGAATGAACCCGGCACCAGGCTCGTTATGCTTCAACCGGCCAAAAAGGGTTGATTTCACCGTGTCGGTGCCACAAGGGAACACCTCCGCTGAATTTTTAAGCACTTGCCCCTTGTAGTTAATATCAACCTTGGAGGGCTTGCCAATTGGTGGTTTGTTACTAATAGACGAACCCTTTAACGCAAACACGCCTTTCCCTTTCCGGCTTCTGGCATACGCATACACCTCACTTGTGAAGTGCCCGCCAGAGTCCACCCCAATTGCTGATACTTTCACACGCCCACCTGCAGCATGAGGGTAATCCCGTAATACGATGTCATCCACTTGATCCCACAACTTCTGTCCGGCTGGATCGCCATACACCTCGGTGTGGCTTATCAGCCAACACTCCTCCCCAGCTCCCCATGCGTAGAGCCCAATAGCCACCCGGTTATCTTGTACGTCAACACCAGCAGTGAGGATCGTCGCGCCATTTGGTACCTCCCCAGCGGGGTAGAACTCAGCCCGTTCCGCCAGCCCCTCCGCCCCCAATCTTGCTCCTGTCTCCTCCTCCCACGTCTCAGCTAATACCGTATTAACAAATGTCTTCAACAATGGCGCATCATTCTTGCATCTAAGGAACTCGCCCACAATTTCTTGCCAGCTCTTCCAGCCAACTGGTGAATACAGCGTTGACAAGTGGAACCCTACCGTCCGCAGATCTTGGCTCTGCGCCATAGCTCGCCATTCTCCTTTACGCAGCATCTCGCTTTTATAGTGCTCTTGGATATGGGTGCCGCACCCAGCGCATACATATGCCGCTGTTTTTGGGTCGCCATCTCGCCATTGCAAGTTTTTCCATTCCAGCCATTGCATGTGGTCACAATGTGGGCACGGCACAAAATATCTACGCTGGTCAGATGCCAAATATTCTGTCTCGATACGGCTCATATCTTTTACCGTTGGCGTTGAAGTCAAAATAATCTTGCGTCTGCTAAAAGTTGAAGCCCTTCTTTCTGCCAAAGCGCATGGATCGCCCTCTCCATCAACATCACTGGGGAATGCATCCACCTCATCCAGCAGCACCCAGCGGCATGGCGCTGATCTCAACCCCGTCGCACTATTAGCCCCCGTAAGTAGCAAAATGCCACCTGGGAATTCTTTGCTAAACATTGTGTTGCCGCTATCCCTACTTCTTGCTGGCGCGATCTTTTCCGCTAAGCATGGTGTTTCACTAATCAATGATTCCAGCCTTTGTTTTGATAGCCGTTTTGCCATCTCAATCGTGGGTTGTACAAATAATGCCGGCCCTGGTGCGTGTGCAATCATGTAGCCCACCACGTTATTGATTGATTCCGTTTTGCCAAGCTGTGCGCCAGCCATAAATACAACCTTCTGCACCGTTGAGTTGGCGCTCATTGAATCCATGATCTCCCGCAGATATGGCGTTCGTTCTGTACGCCATGGCCCTGCCTCTGCACTTGCCTTGCTGCTAAGCATCCGATACTGATCTGCCCATTGGCTAACCGTTAAATCTGCATCTGGTCGCAGCCCATCTAAAAACGCTTTGCGATAAACCATTCCGCCATTACGCATTTGTCAATGTCTCCAATGCTTTACGGATCTCATCTGACAAAGTCTTGTGGATCACCACAGGATCCGATTCTGCTCCAATTTGGCTGCTGACTCTATCAGGGATGTTATTCAACGCATCCCTTACAGCGCGAGCACTGGTGAATGCTTCGCGTTCTACTTGTGACGCCTCAACCAATTCCTGCTCTTTGGTTTCCAGGTCAAGCCGCGCCAGCTCAGCGCGAAAATGTTCTGACTTTGCTTTACTTTCATTGAAGCTTGGTATATCTAAGTCTTCAGTTTTCTTTCGAGTATTACTTGCGCCAATCGGTCCGACCTCGTTATACATATCCGTTGCTGCCTCAAGATCCCAAAAGATCTTGTTGCGTTGAATTGTAAAGCAACCATCAAATCGCCCTTGCGTTTTTAATTGGCTTACCCTTGCGACAGTCACACCAAGGGAATCAGCTAGCTCTTTGCTGCTACAAGTTGTCATAACCCAAAGTTTAACCATTTAAAGGTCCTTAAAGCAAGTTAGCAACACATAGGCGCGTTTTGTGCATATAATGGTCAGCTTTTGATAATTGAGTCTCATAGTGAGACTCAGATGAGACGGTTGCAACATGTCGGAATGTAACGCTAGCGGAT